AAACCAGACCCTCATGAACGGCAAATGCAAAGGCCGTCATTTCTTTATCGGACTGGAACCAAGAATTGTCTTGTGCCCATGTAGCTGCCTTAGGATCAGGTCTCGGAGCAGGAGCCACTCTCTGCTCCGGCGCGACCTGTTCCTGATTCGGGTCCGGTGAAACCGGCGAATACTCCAAAGCCTTTTGAGCATCATACGATGCTCGGGCCAGTAGTTCCTGAGCGTCCGCAATGGCTTCATAGTCGCCGTCTTCGTGGGCCTTCCTCAAATGATCTTTGGCAGATTTGACAGTACCTTCCGTGCGGGCTTTAACCTCATCGATCAAGACCTGTTCACCGCGATTGACAAGCTCGCGAAGCTGGCGATTCTCATCGGCCACCTTCCTTGCGTAAGAAACAGCCTCATCACGCATCCTTGAAGCAGATTCCTTACCTCGTCTTTCTTCATGGAAATCGTACTTCAGCTTCTTGATTCGCTTCTGTACAGACTTCCCAACACTCTCTAGCTCATCCTCATGCTGCTGCCGATCGAAGTTAGCAGGAGGTCTCCTGTCTCGATCCGCTTCAGGAACATCATCGATTACATCGATGTCATACGTTTCGTTGTCTTGCTGAACTTCCTCATCCTTTACAGGTGCATCTCCCATCGGAGAAGAAACAAGTTGTTCGGTATTCATATTACCTTTGCAACCCCTCTAGGATCGTCAACAACGGCCTCAACCGTGTCATCGTTGATTAGTCGGAATTCCTGTTCCCCTACCAAAAAGCGGGTTCCAGAGTACGTTCGCATCAAAACGTAATCACCTCGATGGCACCATGGACCCGATGGGAACTTCTTCTTATCTTTATAAGCAAGATCTCCTACCTGAAGAACCAAGCCAATAATGGTACCCACCTCTTCAACATGCATGACCTCGTTGGGTTTATATATACCCCCCTTGGTCTGTCTGCTTGCCTTGGGGACTGCAATCAAAATCTTCCAGCCACTTGGCTTTGGGAGTTTGTCTCCAGCCCTATTTAGGATTTCGTGATACCCCTCCAGATCCTCCGACTTTTCAGCCATTACCGTCCTTTTGCAGCTTCCGCTGTTTGCAGCCACTTGTGGGTGTGGCAGAAACCCGTGCGCTCAATGTGAGCGAATTATTCTTCTCTTTCTATTCGTTCGATAATGTCAAGGAACTCTCTCTCAGCCAATGCAAGGCCCTCGATCACTCCGACATGATGTTTGTAATCGGCAAAGTCTGATGCACAACCAGTCGCTATGTCATCAGCCTTGTTGTTCATGTTCTCACGAATCTTCTCAAGAAAAAGCTCACTCCAGCTTTTGCCCACCGATTACTCCTCTTGTTCTTCCCTCATATCCTCGGCTATTTCCTTACCTAGCCGGAATCCTTCAACAGCATCCCTAGACATCCGATCCTTCTTCTTCCGAGAATCTTCCTTAGAAGCAATCGCGATGTCTTTACCGACCTCAAGACCCGTCAACATTTCCTTTGACTTGATCTTCTTCATGTCAATCTCTACCCTGCCTTCGGCCTTCTTGAGATCAGCAGCAATCTTCGCAGCGTCAGTCTTCATCTTCGACTGAATCTCTGCCTCCTTCAGATCAAGCTCTCGGTTCTGCTGTTGAATAACCGGATCCTCCATCTTGGCCATCTGCTCTTGCAACTGTGCCTCGGCCTGATCCCTGCCCAGCAGCCTGCTACCGGCCTCGGCCACAAGGGTCGAAAGGCGAACCTCGATGTCCTTCGGAAGCGGTTCATCCGGAGGTGGAAGCGGGACTCCCAGTTCCTTTTCGATCTCTTGGCGATATTTGAATCCCAGATGCTCAAGAACATGAGCAGAAAGAGCCGACTCAATCTGCTTCACCTTGGGTGAACTCTGGATAATCTGCTGAAGCTTAGGATCTTTCGCAGCATCCATATGGACCTGTATATGGGCCATATGATCTTGCCACATATACGCCTTGACGGGATCTGTCTTTAGGATGTTCATGTTCTCAGAAACTGGGTCAAGCGCCTTAATATCATCCGCAGTGGGAACGATCTGATCTGCGTCCTCAATCCCGAGAACATCAAGCATCTGTCTATGAAGCTCGGACAGATTGTAAAGCTGCGGAGCAGTTGAAGCCAGTTGAAGCGCCGCTTGGTATTGCATGATTCTTTGCGCCATGGTCGATGAATTGGGATCCGATACGGGGATCACATCAATCCTGCTGTCAAAGTCCGTCGCCCTTAGAACTTCCTCTCCATCAAGCTCCCATTCATATCCTGCTGGCATATAATCCTTCACTATGTCAGAAAGGATTCGGAACTCTTTCTTCATCGCATAATGAATGCGGGCCTGAATCGCATTCATTACCTTCATCGACCGCTCGATAATTGCAAGAGTTGTACCGACAGGAGCTTGTTGGTTCATGTCGGAAATCTTCATGTCCGTGATAGATGCGAATCGTCTCCCCTCCTCCACAATGTTCTGAAGCAACTGGTAAAGAACATTGGAAGGCTCTTTGTATGGAAGGAACGTGATGTTGTCCCTGATCGCCCCACCCGGGACATCCACATCTCTAAACTCACCCGGCATGATCGGGGAATCATCGCCCTTGATTCGGAGTCCACGGGCCTTAAGTCCACCGGGAAGATTCGCAAGCGTACCGGCATCAACGAGTTGTCTGAGTAGGGAAGTGGACGACTTCGTGATACCACCAATTAGGTGTATCAATCCAAACCCGTAGAACCCCATTCCCGGGAGATACTCGTAATGAACAAAATGATCACGGCGGATATTCAGTTCATCACCTTCTATCCAGTTTCTCCGGATAGCAAGAATTTTCCGACTATCTTTATCAATCGTGATGACATAGGGAACGGCAATTTCGGTAGGCTCGCCGTCCAACATGTCCTCAAATCCAGTCAGGTCCCAGTCCACATGGATTTCAAAGAGTGTGTGCCTATTGTCGGAAGAGATGCTTGGAGAATCACCCGTTAACTCATCGTATTTTTCTTGGATACGCGACATATCCGAAGAGGCTCGGTGAATGTCAACATCCATATAGAAGCCAGAAACTTGAAGCTTCCGAACTTCGTTACTGGTCTTCTTCATCACATGGGTGATGCGCTCGGCCATCTCAAGAGATGGGGCACCATAGGAAACCAAGAGATCTTCTGCGGGAATAAACATCGAACAGGGTCTTCCCATGTTCGGATCCCAGTACACCTTCCTGAAGGCGCTTCCCGCCAAAGCCAGATTGAAAAGCATCTTCTCAGTCTCTGACCTGTACTCTGGCATATCCTCCGTGATCATATAATTCATATATTGCTGAACACGAAAGGCTTGCTTCTCCTTATCCTCTGTAATCTTCCCAATTATTTTCGTCTTGACTGGGCCTGAATTGGGGAATATCTCTGTAATGGTTTGTGCTTGGAAGCGAACAACAGCTTCGGCCAGAACAGGATGTTGAACACCACAGGCTCCGGGCCAAGGCGTTGTCCTGTCCTCGATCTTCATTCCAAGCTGATCAAGGCCCTTGATGTAGGTATCTTCCCATTCTTTCCTTGAAAGCTTGTCGGAATCACACATTCCGATGAGTTCATAAGACAGATGCTGCAAGCATTGCTCATCGCAGTGTTCAGCAAGGTTGGCATCAAACGGAATCTCCTCCTCAATCTCCTCTTGGGGATTGAAGTCGATCATGATTCCACCATCTTCCATATCCAGAATGGCAGTTTCCGGAGATTCTATCTCCACTGCAACCCCTCCCCCTACCGAGGGAAGCGCACCATTCAATACCTCTGGACCTATAGAAGGCTCAATTGCCATTAAGATTCCACCTAGATGTAACTTCTTCCGTAAATGTCACGAACCTTGCCGCCGCGCTTGTACCCAGAAGCCATACGCTGAGCATTGTATGATCTAAGGACATCTGCCATTTCATCCATCCGCCGCACAACTCCATCTTCCGAATCTGAAGATTTCAACTCTCTATACTGCTGATGGTTAAGAAACTCTTCCGCCGCATCGGCATATTGACCAGACTTAATCAGTCCGAATGTTTTGCTTTGCTTGCCCATATCTCCCCGATATCTGCTAGAAGCGATATGGGCAAACAAGTCGGGGCTGATATTGTCTATGGCTGGACCAAGATCAGAAATTAACCCACTAACATTGTCTTTGTAGAACGCCTCATCCAAAATGCCGATCTCTTCAAGAGTAAGCGGTGCAGCACTAGCTATAGCCTCCTCCACCACTCCCCTCCCTTGAGCGTTCGTAACTCCCAAAAGAGGTCGAACCTTTCCTATGATTGTCTCCGGAACCCCAAGTTTTCTAAGACGAACATCGTCATGTTGGCCCAAATCCACACCGCGACCTACCGTTGCTCCCGATGATTGATATGCATATTCACCCGTTTCCTTGTCGATTTTATCTAAGGGATAGTAGTGAGGCATCCAGCCCTCATCCTCACTGATTAAATCTAACGCCTTTCGGTAATAATCTTCCAAGAGAACTTCCTCAGTACGGGGAGTAGGGGTTTCTGGGGGTGTACTCAAGATCTTCGTCGCTGTGAAGCGAGACAAAACCGCCTTGGCGAAATCTGAGAAGAGCCTGCGTAGAAGAATCCACGAGATCATCATGTGCTGCCGCACCCGGGAAACCAGCGAATTGCTCAATTACTTCCTCTGCAAAGGGCTTATTGGGTGCCCATATGACCCCAGAAGCGAATAGATCAGCCACCGCATTGACCCTTGCAATCTTATCTCTCCCGCGAGAAGGCACATATTCACTGACCATGACACCCATTTGACGCAATTCGAATATCAGTGGAGAACCTGCGGCCTTTGCTTCTACGATACAGGCATCGGGCTTCCACCGGGTGTATGCATCATAAGCCCTTTTCTTAAGCTCCGGAAACTCCATCCTGTCTTGAAACGAATTGAGCAGAATGATCTGTGTAGTCATCTTTCCAGTGGCTGTTTGGTCTGAGTAGAAAACACCCCACGTTGTACAAGCTGAGTAGTCTGCTCTTTCGTTTTTGAGGAAGGCCGTATCCCAAGACTGGATAAGAAATTCACACTCAGGGGGTTCTGGCTTCTCCCACCTTCTCCACCATTCTCTTTTGATGATTGCCGCTTCATCGGCTGTAGGATCTTGTTGGTACTGAGCCGACCACTTTGATGCAGGGAGTTCTGCTTTAACCTTGTCGAGTTCTGCTTTAGACCAGAACTCTGGCCAAACCGGGTTACCGGAGGGAAGAATGGCCGGGAACTCAATTACTTCCCAATCATCGACACCGTCTCTTTCCGCCGCATTCTTCAGTAACTGAGCGGTCAGGTCTCTCTGGGACCACCGCGTGGCTACCTGAATGATCTTCCCCCCGGGCTGAAGCCGCTGCCTTGGACCGGAGGTATACCACTCATACACCCGGTCAAAAACAGATGGATCTCCCATCTGGGCTTCTTGTTCGGAGTGGGGATCATCAATAATGAGAAGATCCGCACCCTTCCCCGTTACTGCACCCCCAACTCCAATGGCGAAGTACTCCCCCCCATGGTTTGTGTTCCAACGACCCGCTGCTTTTGAGTCCGATCTCAACGAAACGCCGGGAAAGATCTTAGAAAACTCATCTGTTTCGAAAAGATTTCTAACCTTCCGGCCAAAACCAACGGCTAATTCAGCCGTATGAGCAGTCTGAATCACCTTTTTGTCCGGATTATTACCTAAAAACCAAGCCGGTAGGAGATAAGAGGCAAACTCAGACTTCGTGTGCCTCGGAGCCATATTGACAATCAAACGCTTAGGTTCACCCTTAACTACACGCTCAAAAGCATCCCCCATGATTCGATGGTGCGCCCCCTCGATGAATGAGGGCCAAACCATCTTCACAAACTCCAAGAAACTATCCCTAGCCTTCTTATTGCTCTTTAACTCCTCCAACCTGTCTATTAGGTCTAGGAGATCACGCTTGTCCTCATCGGTAATTCCAGTGAGATCGAATGACAGCGTTAGCCCCCGTTATGGAAGGGGCGCTCAACCCAGAGGATCCAGCCGGGGAGCGCCCTTGGACCCCTGAAAATCAACGCCACCGCGTTGATACAGAAATCCAACTTGATTATAAAAACCCCATTCACCCAAACCAAGGAGAGCCAATGCTCCAAGCAGTCGATGTAAGAAACGTCTGGGACAAGATCTACCCGGCAATCGAAAAGATCCACTCAGAGCTTCCATGGAGCGACTGGAGACTGGAAGATATCTACGCCGCTTGTCTATCCGGACAGGCAGTCGTCCTCGTACAGCCCGATGTGGAGCCTCAGAAGTCCTTCGGTGTGGTCAGGCTCGATACCTGCGGACAAACCGGCAGGAAAAACCTCTTCCTCTGGATCGCTTGGTGCGAAAATGAAGAAGGTGCCAAGCAGGTCTATGAAGACCTAGACGAAATCGCAACCCGAAGCGAATGCGACAGCATCGATTTCATCACAGGAAGTCCAGAACTCGTTAAGTATGCCCAGAACTTCGGCTTCAAGAAGGTGATGTACGAAGTGAGGAAGGAAATGATAGAGAAATCCTAATTCCTCCAGCCCTTTCCCCCCTATAGGTACCTATAGGTAGGTACCTACCAGTAGGTTACCTACCTAATAAACCTATTCGATAACTCCAAGGGATAAGCGCCTATCCCGATAGGTACCTATAGGGACTGGTAGTCCCTAGACTAGGAAAAAAAACCGGATTGTGCAAATTTTTTGTAAAATTTTGCGAAATTTTTTGACCATGGGACTCCTAGAGGCATTCTCCTGCGTCTCAAGGGTAAACGATGTTCAGGAAAAGTTGCATAAAAACGTCTCGTATAATGTGGAGAATACAATGTAATACGAGAGGTGACGCACGCCTGCTGGCCTAGG